CCCGCCGAAATGCGGGAACCAAAGAGTAGTTGGCTTTGGGATTGGATGAATGCGCAGGCTGATGCGCGCAGGAGAGCTTCGGGAGAACAAGGTGCCTGTAAATAAGCCGGAGTTCAGCACCGGCCATCCAATCGCCAAAGTCAATCATCGGAGGTCAACATGGCAGTAGTCATTACATATCTGGCTGACGATAACGCCAGAAATCGCCGCAGAGCACGCAGACAGGCTCAACGTGAACAGGCAATGCAAGAGCAGCGACTGGCGCGAAAAATTGCGCTAAAGCTCTCTGGTTGCGTCAGAGCAGATAAAGCAGCATCACTCGGAAGCCTTCGCTGCAAGAAGGCAGAAGAAGTCGAGCGTAAACAGAACCGTATTTACTACCGCAAGCCACGCAGTGAAATGGGTGTGACTTGCTCAGGCCGCCAGAAACAACGCGGAAAATCAATTCCAGCTTATTACGATTGAGGTGAGCCATGCTCAAGAAAGTCAAACGCCGACTTTACAAAGAAGGTAGATATTCATGCCATTTGCCAAAATGCGACACAGCAAAATGGAGTGTCGATGATTGGTGTAACTGGATAGATAGATACGGAACTTGGTGGGATAAATAACAGGTAACTTAAGCGGATTTATTTTCGCAGCAAACCACTTATTTGAGGTGAGATATGGACGAGAAAATTAAATCATTGAAGCCAGGAATTGTTATCAGAGACATAAGTGGTTATTACGATACAGAGACATATGATATTTTATATGTGCATGCAGATGGAAAATGTCAGTATTCGAACGACATTTTTAATAATAAAGGCGATGCCGAAATTGCTGCCACCACAGTTAATAAAGAGCTCGTAGCTAACGAGTCGTGGGATTATTTTATGCCATCATCCACTTCTATGAACTGGAAAGTGGTTTTGTACATTCCATCATAATTGTAGCTGCCGTTCAAAAATGAAAGTAAATCTAACATCACAGGCCGCATAGTCGGCCTTCTTTTGGCATAAACAACAGAATAAACACTGCACTGTGTATTCATTCCAACGAGTGAATACACTGAGCAATGTCGCTCGTAACTAAACAGGAGCCGACTTGTTCTGATTATTGGAAATCTTCTTTGCCCTCCAGTGTGA